CGACGGCGGCGGGCGGGCCGGGATCGTCCGCCTCGTCGCGATGCGCGTGGAGGTGGGCGGCCAGCCGCACCACTCCCTGCGCGAGCGGCGCGGGCAGCGACGGCCAGTCCGCCGCCAGCCCGGCACGGTAGGATACCGCGATCCGCGCGCCCGGCGCGCCACCCGCGCGGACATGGCCGTCGCCCGCCGCGTCGATGTCGATCGCGTAGGCGTCCACCGGCAGCGGCGTCGCGATGCCGGCGGCATCGACGATCTCGACACCGGTGATCGCGGCGACGGGCGTGGCGGGCAGCCGCCGCCAGCTGCCGATGCTCACGTCGATCACGTCGCGCCGGTCGGCGGCGAACAGGGTGAGGCCGGTGAACCGCTCGCACAGCGACACCGAAGTGCGCAGCAGGAGCGCGAGGAGCGCGTCCTCGTCCCCCGTCTCGATCCGCAGATACGCCTTCGCGGCCGCCAGCGCGCCGTCGGGCGGCGCGTCGATCATCGTCGCCATGCTTGGAATGTCCCGAACGAGGAGAAAGGGGGCCGGCCGCGCGAGCCCCGCGCGGCCGGCTGGTCCGCCGATCAGTTGGCGGAGAAGCGCATCAGCTTGATCGCCTCCGAATTGGCGACCGCGCCGCCCACCCGCCGCGTGGCGTAGAAGTGGACGAACGGCTTGTGCGTGAAGGGATCGCGCAGGATCGCCGTCTCCCCGCGATCCGCGATCACATAGCCGGCACGGAAATTGCCAAACGCGATCGCGGTCGCGCCCGATCCGATATCGGGCATGTCCTCGGCATCCACCACCGGATAGCCGAGCAGCGTGTCGGGCCGCCCCTCCGCCAGCGCGGGCTGCCACAGGAACGCGCCCTCGGGCGTCTTCATCTTGCGGATGGCGGAAAGCGTCGCGGAGTTCATCACGAACGCCGCCCCCTGCCGGTAGGGCGCGCGCAGCGACTGGACGAGATCGATCAGCAGGTTCTCGGGCTGCGCCGCCGGGAACGCGCCGTCGACGCCGGTGGGCAGCACCTGCAACGTGCCGAACGCGCGGGTGGCGTCGCCCGCGGTGGACTGCGGCACCATGAGGAAGCCCTTGGGCTTGCCCACGCCGTCGCCGTTGACGAACGCCGCGCCCTCCGCGCGCCCGAACTCGGTGGCGATCTCGGCGGCCAGCCACGCCTCCAGATCGAAGGCCACGTCGTCCAGCATCACCTGCGTGGCGGCCGGATTGGCGTAGAGATCGCCCATCGGCGGCGCGACCTCGACGAATACTGGCGTCGCCGTCTCGGGCCGCGCCACGTTCTCGGCCGCCCAGCCGCTGGCGATGCCGCCGGCGGCCACCAGCTTGCGATAGCCCGACGAGCCCACCGTCACCACGTTGGCGATGGCACGGATGGGGGACACCGCCTTCAGCGTATCGTCGATGGTGGCGTCGATCTCGCGCGGCACGGCATAGCCGCCGGTGGCGCCCGACGTGCCGTCGATCGCCTTCACCTCCACGCCGGCGGTGACGCCGCCGCGCAGATAGCTGTCGACGAACGCCTTGGCCTGCGGCGTCCGCGCATCCGCCTTGGTGCCGGCGAGCGCGGGGCGCCCGGCGGCGATCGCGGCGCCGTCCAGCTTGGCCTTCAGCTCGGCCATGCCGGCGCGGAGTTCCGCGATCTCGGCGGCTGCCTCGAAGCTGTCGGCGAGCGGATCGGACTTGGTTTCATAGCTCATGCAGGGTCTCCGTCAGGGGTGGTTTCGTCGCCGTCGAGCGCGTGGACGCGCGCGCCGGGCTGCATCGGCAGCGTGACCAGCGAGACCTCGACGAGATCGAGGTCGGTGAGCTCGCGGCCGCGCGGACGGGGCCGCTGGCCGCGCGCGCGGTATCCGAAGGAGAGGCCGCCCACCGCGCCGTCGCGCAGCAGGGCGGCGGCCTCGTCGGCCTGCGCGTGGCCGGGGGTGAGCCGGGCGATCACGCGCAGGCCGCGCGCATCCTCGCCCAGCGTCTCGATCCGGCCGATCGGGCGGGTGGGATCGTGCTGCCATAGCAGCGGCACGCCTTGCGGCCCGGCGGCGACGGCGCGCGCGAAGGCGCCGCGCCGGATCACGTCGCCGCCGCGATCCACCCTGTCGAACAGCGCGGCGTAGCCCGCGAAGCGCAGCGCGCTCATCCGCGCACCAGCGCGACGAGCCCCAGCCGCGCGGCGAGCCCGAGCAGCAGGAGCGCCAGCACCACCCGCGTCGCCCAGCCGACCACCGTGGCGCGCGCCGTCCGCTTGGCATCGCGCCACGCCGACAAGAGCTCGCGCAGCTCGTCGAGATCGGCGCGCGCGCGGGCATCCGCCAGCCCGAGCCGTTCGAGCGCGCGCGCGGCGCCCAGCTCGCTCGCCTCCTCCGCGACCGCCCGGAGGGTGACGAGATCGCAGCCCTGCTCGCGCCCCTGCGCGACGAGCCGCGCGAGCATGTCGTCGGCGATCATGCCGCCACCCCATCGGCCACCGGGCGAGGGCCGAAGCCGAGCATCTGGCGCTTCTCGTCGTCCGACAGGAAATCGGCGGCGGACGCCATCGCCCACAGCCGCTCGCGATCCGCCGCCAGCGCGGGCACCGCGTCGAGATCGGGGACGAGCGCGAGATCGGGCCACCAGCCGCGCAAGGCACCGGCCAGCGCATCGACGATCTTGGCGACGAGCGGCAGCACGGTGAGCCGCCACAGCGCGCGGTTGGCCTCCTGATAGTTCGCGTAGGTGCTGTCGCCGGGCAGGCCGAGCAGCATCGGCGGCACCCCGAAGGCGAGCGCCACGTCGCGCGCGGCGGCCGCCTTCAGCCCGGTGAAGTCCATGTCGGCGGGGCTGAGGCTGAGCGCCTGCCACTTCAGCCCGCCCTCCAGCAGCATCGGCCGCCCGGCGTTGCCCGAGCCCGAGAAGCTCGCTTCCATCTCGGCGCGCAGCCGCTCGAACTGGTCGGCCGCCAGCGTCGCGCCCGGCTCGCCGGGATCGTACACCAGCGCGCCCGACGGCCGCGCGGCGTTGTCGAGCAGCGCCTTGTTCCAGCGCGTCGCCGCGTTGTGGATCGCCACCGAGCCCGACGCCGCGCCGAGGCAGCCGAGCCCGTAATGATCGTCGAGCGGATGCAGCGCGCGGATGTGGACGAGCGCCGGCCGCCCGTCGTCGCCCGCCGCCGGGATGCGCGCGCCGGCATCCCCCACCCGGTAGAGATAGGCCGCCGGCCAGCCCGACGCGTCCGCCTCGACGGTCACGCGCTCGGGGCGGAGTGCGTAGAGCTCGGCGGGCATCCCGTCCGCATCCGCGACGATCTGGATATAGGCGTTGCCGTGGAGGAGGACGTGCGCCGCCACCGTCTCGATCAGCGGCTGACCGTTCGACACGCCCCTGAGCAGCGCGGCGGCGGGGTGCGCGCCATCCCCCTCGGGCGTCGCGTCCACCGGCACCGAGGCGGCGCTTTCCGCCACCAGCCGCACCGCGCGCTGCGCCACCGCGTTGCCCATGAACGCGGCGCGCACCTGCGCCTCGTAGCCGAGCGGCCAATCGCCCTCCGCCGCGCCAATCAGGCTGATCGCGCCCGTCGCGCCGACGCTGCCGCCGCGCACGCGCGTCAACGCCGGCCGCGCGGTGCCGCGCGTGCCCCATCCGAACCATCGCATGTGCTTGTCTCCGTTGCCGAACGTCATCCCCGTCCGGGGAGGATCACAGTCTCTTGAGCGCCGGCATTCCCGCCGGCCCCAGCATCAGCGCGGTCAGCGCCCACACCAGCGCGTCGGCGCGATCGGGCGAGCGGCCGGGCCCGGCATAGCCGCCGCCCGCCTGCAGCCCCGCCATCTCGTCTTCCAGCGCGGGGAAGGCGCCGAGGTGCGCGACGCGTCCTGCCTCGTAGAGCGCCGCCACCGGCTCGGCGCGCGCCGCCTTGCCGCGCGTCGCGTGGACGAGGCGGACGGGCAGCGCGCTGTCGGCGGCGCGCAAGACGCTTCCCACCATCTCGCCGCCCTGGTTGGCCTCGGCGATCACGCGGTCGGCGCCGTGGCGCGCGGCGGATGCCGCCACCGCGCGCGCCCACCCCTCGGGCGAGGCGCC